CCCTTCAGTCAATTTTTTTCACCCCCCTGTCTGGCATTTGTCGGCCTTAATATTCCAATCCGTTGGGCTTTAATCACGATATTTGCATTCTTTATTTTCTTTTATGGCCGACCACAAAATCATTTTTTCCATGGCGGGCGTCAGTAAGACGATACCAAGCGGGAAAACCATCCTCAAAAACATCTATCTATCCTTCTTTTATGGCGCCAAGATTGGGGTACTCGGACTCAACGGGGCGGGTAAGTCAACCTTGCTGCGCATCATTGCCGGCACCGACAGCTCCTACCAGGGCGAGGTGGTTTTTTCACCCGGTTACAGTGCCGGCTATCTTCCACAAGAACCCCAGCTCGACCCCAACAAAACGGTGCGCCAGGTGGTGCAGGAGGGCGTTCAGCCCATCATGGATTTGCTGAACGAGTTCGAGCAAATCAGCAATGCCTTTGGAGAACCCGATGCTGACTTCGATAAGTTGCTGTCGCGCCAAGCAGAGGTACAGGAGCAACTCGACGCGGCAGATGCATGGACGATCGACCACCGACTGTCGCTCGCCATGGAAGCATTGATGTGCCCGCCCGCAGACACGCTCATTTCCGTGCTTTCGGGCGGTGAGCGCAGAAGGGTGGCACTTTGTCGGCTTCTGCTTCAGGAACCGGATGTGCTGTTGCTCGATGAGCCCACCAACCACCTCGATGCGGAGAGCATCGATTGGCTAGAGCAACACCTGCAACGCTATAAAGGCACGGTCATCGCCGCTTCCTTTAGGAGTCAATGGTATGGATAATATATGGGCCGAAACATATGCGATCCCGGAACCTTTAAAGGTCCGAATGATCACTAAAGGCGAACCCTATCCTTATTGGATTAGTAAATTCTTTCAAAAGGCAATGTGGGACTATCTAAGGAAGTATGAGATGTTTCTTTTAATTGGAGAAAAGCTCCAGTTGAGACATCTCCAAAACATGGTTTATAGAGCCGATTCTATCGGCTTCAAGTTTGACTCGTTTGTGAGCGGAGATTACTCTGCTGCTACAGATAAGTTAAATATAAACTTTACAAAAATTTGTTTTGAAGCTTTCCTTTCCCGCACAAATTATTCCTTTGATTTAAAGAATCTACTAAGAAGAGTGCTATATGAGCACAATATAGATTATCCAGAATATACAAAAATTCCTTCAGTACTTCAGAAGAATGGTCAACTTATGGGATCTCCGCTATCTTTCCCTATATTGTGTATGTGTAATATGATATGTTATCACATGTCACTTGAAACATACCTAGGAAAGAAGGTAAACTTTTTTGATTTACCCGTTTTGATTAACGGCGATGATATCCTGTTTCCATCAAATCCCGAGTTATACTCTGTATGGCGTAATAACGTAGCTGCGGTAGGTTTTGAATTATCAGTGGGCAAGAACTATATTCATTCTAATGTCCTCACAGTTAACTCCGAATGTTTTGTTTACCATTATGGTTCTAAATCTTTTACTAAGATGAAGTTTTTGAATTGTGGTCTCTTGACCGGACAATCTAAGAAGGGTGGCTCTGCCTCCCTCCGATCAGATCAAACTATAGATTCAATCTACAATGAACTGATCGAAAACTCACCTAATAAGATTAGATCTCATCAAAGGTTCTTATTCTATTTCAAGGAAATTATCCCTAAGTACACCAAAGCTGGTGATTCTTATCTTAATCTTTTTATTGATAGGAATTTAGGAGGTTTAGGCTTCAAGAACGATGAAGTACAGGTAAAGTTTACCAAAACTCAACGTCTCTTAGCTGCTTATCTAGAATATGACATAAAGGAGAAACTAAGTAAGGGATCGACAAAGTTTAGTCGATTTAAAATTATAAAGGATGTATATAACTCTACACCTCTTTCAAAATCATACCAGAAGGTACTCTTAAAGTCAAAGTACCAACCACTTAACATAGGCGACTCTAAGTTTCAAAGTCCTGATCCCTTATTTAAGGGTATACTTCGAGAACAAAACTTTACTAAAGACATGTTCAATGACAAGCAAGGGACTCATGTGGATTACAAAGTTGTATTACCGCATATACCTTATAAGAAACTTAAAGCTGTTTGCAATGAAAAACATATCTATCCTATTTCATCCAACAGTCGATTATTAGACTGGCCTTTGGAGTTAATTTCCACCAAAAATCACGATCTTCTGTACGATATTTCGTATCATAACACTCTTGACGGAAACACAATAAGTGATTCCGTCTAGAGCATTAGAAGGATCATGGGTGTGAAAGTAGGTAATAATAAGACCAAAGTTAATAACTCTTCGAATAAGAAGAGCCCACAACAGCATAAGAAGAGAAAGGAATCTTTCTTTTCGGGGCCACCTGCCCCAATCAAAGTGACATTACCCGGTTACAATAACCAGTTGTCGACAGCCGCGAAAACTTATAAGGCGGCTCTATTAGAACCTTTCTCTGACGCAGCTATTGGTTGCAGAGTTCCGGACCAATATTTTTGTCCAACTGTAACATACGCTGTTAGGGAATTTATCACTGTTAAGGTCGATTCCAGTGGGAACTTCGATTGTGTACTTTGTCCTAATCCGTGCTTTGTAGCTTATTCTTCTCGTAATTCTATTGCGAATGGAACTAGCATGACCATGAAAAATGGTTCAACTTATCCTAATGCACAATATACTAACCCTACATCTTCACTCGCTAACAAATTATCTAGTTATCGTGTGGTTTCATGGGGTGTCAGAGTGAGACAAACTCAATCAATTAACGTTACCCAAGGTACCTTAACAGCAGCATTGTTTGTTCCAAAAGATGGGATTTTACATCCATCTGCAGGCACATCCAGTGCTCCGATAGGTTCACAAACTGCAACTGGTGCCAACTGGTCAGGACAGACCTTGGCCGATTATATACGAGACGCAGGTCTACCTTTAGACGCGGCTAACCAAGTGATTGATTTGGGATCTCTAGTTGATTTCCCTTATCATATGCGTGCATCATGTGTGAATGCTGCTGAGAACACTTATGAGATTTCTCCTAAGGTTTGCTCTCCTACGGCATTTCATTTCCGTGACACCACTGATTCCGTATTTGGAACAGACATCACTGGTCAGTCTTCTGTTTCTTATATACAACCAGGTGATTCATCTTATTTACTTCTAGATGGCTGGACTAATGTCGTGATTGGAGGTACCGGTTTAGTTGCTAACTCAACCGGTGCTGTCGATCTCGAAATTATCTATAATATAGAGGGCAATCCCTTTATATCTATAGGATCTTCTACTGGAACCTATGGCTCTGCTATTGCGGTAGCTACAGGTGTGAAATCCATATGTGATCCTATAGGGGCACTACTTGCCCAAGCTTCTCTAGATACCGCTCCTGGCTTCAAACTATTGAACCTAGCGCGTGCTGGCTTCCGAGCTTTCTCGGGAGGGGATTAATTATTAACTTGTTCACATACTTAAGTTATTTCTTAAGTAAGGGGATGTTTGGGGAATCATATATCTCGGCCTTGTAAGGTGAATTTCTTATTGGGTCCTCGACATTTTGTGGGAAATTATGGTCACTCAG